TCAATGCGGGATTGCCAGATTTTTTTGCTTATGATAGACCAACGCCCGCAGAGGATAGGGCTGTGCCTCAGCATTCCATTGCGCCGCACCGAAAGTCTGCATTTCTCCCACCGCTTCGGTGATATCGTGAAAAATGCCGTTCATCTTTTCACGTTCAATATTCATTGCGGTGGGATCTTCGTTTGGATCAAGTCCATATCCACTACCATAACCTTGTGCATAGGAAACAGCACCATCAGCTTGAACTTCATCAGGAATAGAAAATCTATCTCCCTGAGCTGCAAAGGGCATTTTAAATGTTTTTGTCATGGTATTAGGCTCCGAAGTGGCTGTTGAAAAAATTGGCATGTGAGTAACCAAAGCCAAAGATATTACTGACACCATTTTCGGCTTGGTGTAGCGTGACAGTTTGTTTTTCCCTGATTGGAGTATCAGGAAGCACATTATCTTTTTCCGTCGTCTTATCTGGTTTATTATCTTGAGTATTCATGTAGGTCCCTCATCTAATCAACAAAATACATTGCTAAATAATATGAAAGCGGTAGATACATCTCCGCCGGTAAACATCAAATTAGGTTTATCAATACGGAAAAGTCTATTTAAGTGTATTTCAATCAGTGCTTGAGGAATTTATTACATTGTATCTTTATACATAAGAATGTCACATAAGGTAGTAATAAAATTTATTGCATAAATAATGTTCAATGAAACATTGATTAATACTTTGAGGTAATGAACACGGTTAAGAGGAATTGTTGTGATCGGTTTGGAGCTAATATTAACGTTGGCATAAAAAACATGGCCTGAATAAACAAGCCATCATTAAAATGTCCATATAGACAAAGCACTACTAATCCCAAATATCTATACGATATAGTCGAGTATCTTTTCTCGTATAAATAACTTTGACAGTTCTACCGCCATTAATTAGCGTTAGATCAATCGAACCTTGATAACCAAAATGCACGCTTACTATATAATTATCTGTGGGTATAATAGTCTGAGCTGGCGCTATTTGATTGGATTCCGTACACCATACCCACATAATTTTCCCTCTACAATCCTGAGAGAGATTTGCGGTATCATTATCATTCAAACTAACATTAAATAAAACCGTTTTTGGCTGTCTATTTTGAAATGACAGATATCTGCTATCAGATTCCCTTCTGGTATAACATTCCCCTCTCACCGCATAGTTCCCCGCAGGCTGATAATCCCCGGCAGGTTGGTAGTTTCCACGGGATTGATATCTGCTATCAGACTCCCCTCTCGTATAACTTTCTCCTTGCGGGGCGTAGCTGCCTGCAGGGGCATAGTTGCCTCTCGGTTGGTATTTGCCATCACTTTCATTCTTTGAATAACTATAGCCCGATTCTAAATAGCTCCCCTTGGGTTGATATTTATCATCTGATTCCGATTTAATGTAGCTCTCCCCCTTAAGCGCATAATTCCCTGCGGGCTGGTAGTTCCCTTTCGGCTGAAAACGATTATCCGACTCTTCCTTACTGTAACTGTGCCCCGCAGGCGTATAATTCCCCAACGGTTGGAATCGCTGATTGGCTTCTTCTTTGTTATAAGCTCCCACATCAGCGGCAGTCAGGTCAGCTTTTAACTCCACCCATGCATGACTAGCCTTTGGCTCTTCCTTGTTATTTTCAATGCGAGACTGCCAGAGTTTTTGATTGTGGTAGACCAGTGCACGCAGGGGATAAGGCCGGGCCTCGACTGTCCACTGCGCTGCACCAAAGGTCTGCATTTCCCCTACCGCTTCCGTGATATCGTGAAAAATCCCGTTCATCTTTTCACGTTCAATATCCCTTGCCGTCGGATCGACATTCTGATCACGCTCGTAATCATAGCCGTAGCCCTGAGTATACGAGACAGCACCGTCTGGCTGGACTTCATTAGGAATAGACACCCTGTCCCCTTGCGCCGCAAAGGGAACTTTAAAGATTTTTGTCATGACATTAAGCTCCGAAATGACTGTTTGAGAAATTAGCGCGGTAGTAACCGAAGCCAAAGACATTGCTCCCGCTATTCGCCGTATTGTTCAGCGTATCAGTCTGTTCTTCCCTGAAGGTTGTTTTAGGAAGCGCATCGTCTTTAGCCGTGGTTTTATCTGGCTTATTATTTTGAGTATTCATCTATAACCCCTCATTTCATCAACAACGTACATTGCTAATTAATATGAAGGCGGTAGGACTTCTCCGCCCGTAAACATCAAAAATCGGGTTTATCAACACGGAAAAAGAGTTTTCTGGTCTGTCGTGGTGAGTGGTTTATTAATACATCTTGTTGCATTTTTGTACCCTGAGAATGGCATGTAACAAGATGTCTTGCAGTAATAAAATTTATTTTGTCAGTGGGCAATAATGAAACACAAACTCAGGGAGTTAAGCGCCGAAGTTACTGCTTAAGTAGTTGGTGTGTTTTTTGCCAAAGCCAAAGGCTTTTTTGGTGACAACGCGGTATTTCACGCCCACGCCAGAGGGACGCGGCATCAGGTCAAAGTTTTCGAGTAACACCCGGAGATGCTCATCAGGGTTGAAGTTGAAAACGTAATACAGGTAGGTCATGTCGAGCGGGTCGAGCACAAACACCTTGCTGCCATCACGCCAGAAGAAGCGTTCTAAAAAGGTGTTGATGTTAACCACCGTCGGGCTTTGAGTCAGATTGAAATAGCGCATACGGATAATCAAGCGCTTCTGTTCAGCGGTGAGCATCAGGGTATAATCGGCATTGCGCCGGAAGTTACCCTTGAAGTTGCGTTTCTTGCTGAAGCCAAAACCCATTTTGGTTTTGTCACTGGGGGCAACATCAATGCCCAAAGACACATCCAGAATCCGCGCCCAGACCGCCAGCCCGAAATCGTTGGCGGTATCGATATTGAACACATCGCGATGCCAGTTCTGCCAGAACGCCACCGTGCTGCGGTTAAAATAATCCGCCTTACGATGGGCCAGTGTGTTCAGCTTCGGGGCGTTCTCATACTGCCAGAGAATGGCCCGCAGCAGGTCAGAATGAAAAGCCAGCGTCTGTATTTTCATACCATCACCACCTGCACCGAGCCCCGGTGTAACCGGGCCACTTCATTGAGTTTGACCGGAATAGTCCCTATTTCCCACGACTGACCATCCAAAGACAGTTCGACTTTGGTGATAAAAAGCCGGGGTTCAAGGCTGTTGATCGCCGCAGAAATTTCAAACGGCGAAACTTCACGCCCGACCACCAGCCCGTTATCGCCTTCCTACTCACCCCGTACCCATTGCTCAATCGCCGCCGGAATGAGGCTTTGTGCATCCATCGTGGACTTTTTCACCGTGACCCGGCAGAAGGTGATTTTTTCCGTGGGGCGGTCAAAGCGGATCTCATATTCCTGCCCGCTCACCCGCTCCGTCACGGTCACCACTTCTTTCCCGTTATACGCTGCCCCGATGGTTTTGGTACGAAGAAGCGCACGGGCGATTTCCTCGCGGTCGCCGCCTTCCACGCAAACATAGACGCTATGGGGCAGCAGTTTAATGCCATCAACCGTGATAATCTGCGTGCATAGTTCTCACGGAACGACAGCGAATTCACCCCTTCCAGTGCATATAACGAAGACGTGATCGCTTCACCCACGCTGACGGTGTTCTTGGCCAGCGTCTGCTTGCGTCTTCGCCGGGCGCTGATATCCGATTCCGATTCACGCCCGACAACCGCATGCGTGGGATTATTCACCGTTTCCCAGCCCAGCACGGAACTGGCTACCCGCTCAAGGTGTCCGGCCTTGCATTCCACCGCACCGAACAGTACCGCCCGCATGTCCCCCGTAGTTTTACCGTTCTTGCCGATAATCAGGGTGCTGATAGTTTCAAACAGCGCTCCGGTGACCGATTCCGCCTGTGCGCCTTTGGGAATAATCGTCTCCGGCACGCCGCCGAATTCGACATTGGACAGGTAAGAACGGGTGGCCACAAAACGGCTGCCGCCCATCAGCGCCCAAATCGCATCCAGAAACACCCCACCCGCGATATCGGGATTAATCTGGTTCGCCAGTTCGGCATTGTTACGCACCATCGCGTCGCGGTTTTCGGTTTCCATCGTCACCAGTACGCCTTGCGGGGTCTCCGGTGACAAGTCGATGTCCTGCCCGAATGCGGCGTAAAAGTCATTTTCCACCTCACGACGCAAATCGGCCGTGTCCGGCACCATCACACCCTGCCGGGTTATATAGTGATAATCAGCCATTGAGGGTAAAACTCCCGTAAATAGAGCGGATCACCGCGATATAGTGCAGTGTGTTATCCGCAATCGTGGCCTCAAACGAAACCACCTCTTCGATCCCCGCCACTTCACGCATGCGTTCGCGGAACGCCGCTTCAAACATCGGAGTATCAGCCTGGCGACCAAACACGGTTTTCCAGTACGGCAGACCCTTATCCACTTTGTGCAGCATTTCACCCCTTAAGGCACGGGCATAATGGACGCACAGGTTTCTGACTGCCTGCACGTTTTTGCACAGTGACAGGTTGCCATCATCGCCCAGCACCAAATCGTTATTGGTATCGACGGCAAAGCTGATCATAATGGTTCTCCTGTGTGGCCATCGCCCGTGTGAACACCGCTGTGTTGATGGGTATCACCGATATTGCGCCCGTTATGGCGCATCGTGCCGCCATGGGAGTCACTGTTACCATTCACCGCATGATTGCCATTGATGGTGACATTGCCCGTGAAAACAGTCTCAGGAGCGTTCACCTCAAAACGGGGCGTTTCCAGCACGGCTTTGTTGTTGTGTAACGACAAACAGACTGAGCCCTCCATCGACTGGATAACCAAGGCATCCAGATTGTTGCCGTCAATCGCCCAACCCTTAATCGTGTCGGGAAAGAACATCGCATCACTGAACGAATGCAGCCGTGCGGTGTTGGGCTGATCTTCCTGTCCGCCACGCTGGAATATCAGACTGATATCGCGATCATTGGCTTTCAGCCAGCCAAAATCACCGGGCTTGACAGGCACACGCAGAAAGAAGCCCCCGCCGCCAAAACGAAACACCGGGATGTTATGCACCGGTGCACGGGAAATGGTCTGCCCCTCGGTAGAAGCCATCATCACCAGCGGCTTGATGACCGCGCGGTTGGTCTGGTCGTCATAACTCACTACAGTAGCGGGTAACATGTCTTCGACGTTTAACATCAGATTGCGAAAGGCCGCCATAAACTGCCCCGCGAGGCTGCCCTCGCTGGCAATATCACTATTGGGTTGATTCATGGTTACGCTCGCTTACAGGTTGCCGTATAGAAAAAGGCGTCATCGTGGGAGGCAATATCAAACTTGAGTTGCTCAATGATGTAATCGCCGTTGAGGGATTGATTCAGTTTGCTGTCCAGCCGCAGCATGCCGCCGAGGAAAGATTCGCCGTCAATCAGGAAGCTGACGTCAAGACCCTTTTCAGTCGCTTTGGGAATGCCGGCCATGCCCGATTTCATATTCAGGATACGCAGGCGGTTTTTGAGCGATTTATCACTGTCTTTAACATACAGCACTTCGTCATCAATAAAGGCTTTCACGCCACCGGATTCCTGTAAACGGGCAATTTGTGACAGCGCCGCGCCGCAGTAGTACCAGTTGGCAATGTTTTTATCCGTGGCCTGAAAGTCCAGTTTAACCTTACAGTCATTGGCAATGCCCTGTGCAATCTCAGACAGTTTTTTGATGGCCCCGCCAGACGAAGAAACAATGGCACCGCTGCTGCTGTTCCCCGTCTTCGCTTTCAGGGTTAAGGTCACATCGGGCGGTGAGGCAATTTCTGCACTGACAATATCGCCGACAAACACCCGGAACAACCCCGTATTCACCCGGCCCGCTTCCAGTATCAGGCGGCGGGGCTGTTTGTTTTTGGTGTACGGGCTGGTTTGGGTCAGAAGAAAATCGCAGGTGTCACTGCTCAGGCCATCAATATTGACGGAACATTCATTTTGCAGGGGATTGGCATACTTGGTGCCGGAGGCCGTAATACGCATGCCTTCATACCAGTTCAGCCGCCCGCTGACCTCAATCCCCAGCCGGATACGTCGCAGATCGATCATCATGATTCCAGTAAATTAACGTTTGGGTCGATTCGAACTGTTCCCACCAGGGCAGTTCGTGATTTTCGGTCAACAAGGCAAAATTGCCGGTGCTGAGGTACGTATAAGGAATTAGCGGCGTATTGGGGATTAAGCGGCTGCCCTGAACCACTATCACATCATCGCGCTGGATATCGCATACCATCATGGTACGTGCAGCTTTAATCGTGAGTACCCAGTTGGCCTCGTCCAATGTCACTGACAACCGCTGGTTAGGAATGGCGCGTAACGAGATTTCGTGCATCATTTGCCTCCGCTATGACTTTTTCCGAATAGACTTTCACCATCCATGATTTTGGTGGCAACGGATTTTTTCTTGCCCTCAACGCCCTTGGTCTGGACATTGCCCCGGTTGACCGTGCCGGACTGGTTTTTTTTCGCCACTTTCCGGGGCGGCAGTTCACCGTATTCCGGCTCGACCGTGCGCCACTCTCTGAACCGTAAAGATAGCTTGATCGCGTCCGCCATCTCCGAGATTTCATCATGGTAGAAGTTGACGAGGATCATCGGCTGGTAGGTTTTGACCCGTGTCTGGATACCCACCAGTTGATGCGTATCGTAGGCTTGCTGCATGGCCGAAAAACTGTTTTTCAGTTCGCCGGTGAGCAACAGTTCCATGCCAATTTCTACCGCCTCCACCACAATGTGGTCACTGCGGGTTTCGCCGTTCTCCACCTGAAACTTCGTCACCTTATGCTCATCCCGCACACTGATTTGTATCGGGCTGGCACTGTCGAACACGGTGGCGAAGCTGTCCACGTTAAAGATTTTCACTTCGGTGATCATTTTTCCACTCCCGTGGCAGTTTGCTGACCCAAGTCTTTTAACTGATTATTCAGCTCGCCTTTCATGTCTTTGGCAATGCCCTGTGCGTCAGTCGCTTCCGTTTTAATGTTAACTTCCCCAATTTGGTTGTATGTCTCATTGGTCTGGTGCGACTGGTTGCTGATGGCCTGACTGGTTATCGGATTAAGCGGGTTCTGGGCAGCGATAGCCAGCTGTCGGTTGAGTTTTTCTACATCGGCGCGAACAGCCTGTTTATCGTCTTCCTTATGAGCCAACTTCGGCGGCTTCGCGTCTATCTGTCCGTCTTCATTGACTGAGCGCTGCACCACTTCCACTTTGCTATCGTCGCCAAAACCGAACCAGCCTTTCACTGTGCTAATGCCTTTGGAAACGGCATCCAACCCGTTGCTGATCCAACCGATGACTTTCTTGACCTGTTCCCACATCCATTTAAACGCGCCCACCATCGCATCCGAGACCGTGTCAAAGACCCCGCTGAACTGACTGCCCCATTCGGTCAGGGAAGCCACCGAACCCAGCAGCCAGTTGATAAATGCCGTGATCTTCTGATCCATGTAACTGAACGCCCCTACCACCCCATCAGCAACAAATTTTACCGCCGTCTTAAGGTAGCCAAACAGCACCTTCCATGCTTCCCATAGCATCATGATGACTTTCTTCACCATCGGGTGCTTGTCCATGATGCGCCCGATCATCGAATCATTGCCGTCGATAAAGTTCATAATATCGTCGTAAACAATAGCGAACGCGGCAGCCAGTAATGCAATGATGGCGATAATAGCCAGTATTGGCCATGTCGCGGCAAGGGTTGCGGCCGCGGCGGCCAGCATGGGCGGCACATAAAACGTGGCCACTGCAATTCCAACCGCCAAAAAGAAGCCGATAATCAGGTTCTTATTATCCTTACAAAAGTCGATGAATTGGGACAACCATTCCATGCCTTTGGCGAGAACGGGGATCACCATCTCCAGAAAGCTGTTTTTGAGCAAGCCCGATGACTGATTGAACTTATTCATGGCCGCATTGAACTTGATGGACTTTTCGATGCTCTCCTTGGTGATGCCGGCATATTCTTTCTGGATACCCATCACCCGTTCCAACTCCTTACGGCCTTTCATCATCAGCTCGACAGTTTTCTCATCCGAAACCCCCATTCCCGCTAAGGTGGTTTTGGCCTTATCGAATTTCATGCCCTTCACTTTATCGGCGGTGGCCAGAATTTTTTCCATCTTATTGGTGATCTTGCCGAATGCCTGCGACATGGCTTCAAGGTCAGCTTGCGCGGCATCACGCGAGCCGCCCAGTTCCGCCATTGCCCCACCAAACGCATCCACATCGTCGGTGGCCATGCCGATTTTTTTGCTGAGTTTATCCAGTGCCTCGATTTCCTGCGAACGGGACACCGCATCCGCAAAAATCCCGCCGATACTCATGACAATGCCAACCGCACCAAGCGCCTTGGTGGCAAATCCTGCCACCGATTCCCCCGCCGCGTTGTATTTATCCTCTGTCTCGGTCAGCATTCGCTGTAAATGGCTTTGCGCCTTAGCCTCATCAATGGCGGCCTGAATGCCCTTGGTGCGCATAGTTTCAATAAACTGCGCATAGTCAGCATGCAGGGATTCCATAATGGCTTCAACCGACTCTTTCACCTTGGCGTTCTTTTTTTCGGCCTCCGTGAGGTTATTGAGTTCACCATTCAGGAAGGTTAATTCCCCCTGCAACTGTTCATACTGCGCATTCAGTTACGTCACCGTATCTCCGCTGTCCTGCATGCCCTGACTGGCTTGTTCACGCTGGCTATCAAGGGTAGCAATAGCGCTTTCCAGTTCGCTGATTTGGGTACGAACCGACGTGAGTTTTTCATGTGTGTCATGGATATTGACGTCAATGTCAAACGACTCGCCGCCCGATACGTCCTGCAATGTTGCAGCCAGCTCCTGAACAAAATGCCCAAATCCCCCCGCCCCGGCTTCCGCAGCATGTTGCACCCGCCGCATATCCGCAATGATGTCATCGGTTGAGCGGCGGAACTGGTTAAACGCCTCATCCGCCTGACGGGTATCAAATTCAAATACCTACACAAAGGTATCTAACAGAGACATGACTACCTCTCACATTGGAGAAATAAAAAAGCCGCATTTCTGCGGCTTTGGTATGGAGATAATTGTCGTCTTGGATCAAGGCAAGAACAGACTATTTTCTAGCCTATTGAGGAAAATCGAAATATTCATGTGTGACAAGGATAGGAGCGAATTCTCCTTGAGCTAATGCTGCATTGGAAACATCTGACAATCTGAATTTCAATTCCTTCGTAGCAAACCCCATCCACCCTGCTAACATCGGCTCATCTTTAGCTTTTGCACCTGTCAGGAAAGATCCCATATTAATCAGTGGTGGTACAGGTTTCTTCCCTCTTTCGAGAATAACACTCATTCTGATATCAAATTTCTCCATCGCTTCTTTTTGTGCTTTTCTGACTTTGTTAAGTGTATCAGCCGAAATCATTACCCCCGCATAAACATCTTTTGTCGATGCGATATAAATATCTGCATTACCTAATTTAGTGTTATCCGCATGGAACCCCACATCAACAGGGACAGTGAAATGCGCATAGGAATCAAATTTCTTTCGATAACATTCCACGTATTCGGCATTTCTAAAAATAGTGGGAACTTTCTGTTTTAATTCGATTAGTTTTTTTGATTCTTTACGTGAATCTTCATAATCGTTACAGGATGACACTTCAATATCAATATCACCCCTGACCATTTTATGCTCAGGCGACGTCAAATCATCCGTATTCACTTTCGTTTCAATATCAACCTTACAACCAGAAAGAATCAGCGCTGCACTAGCAATAGCTAACCATTTTTTCATTTGAATACCTTTATAAAATTAAAGTATGTCCATATCGTCATCGCATTTAATCATAAATGTTGTATGACTTTCACTATGACTTACACTATTTTTGTGACACCGCCAGCGCTTCGTTATAGCGATTGGTGATGACGATCTCCCACAGGTCAAACGCCTCTTCCAAATCTATTGACGTTTTGAGTTCGGTGAGGGTGGCGTAGCCTGCGCTGACAATGACGGCAATGAACCCATCAGCGTTTTGATAATCGACAGGAGTGAACCGCTGATTTTGTCCAGCAGGAATTGGAGGAAACCGCGGCTCCCGTCGGCCCTGAAAAAACTGGTGTTATACCGCAGCATTTCCAGCTCCAGCCAGATCAACGCTTCGCCGTCCGGGACATGGTTATCAATCAGGGTCTGGGTTTTCAGCAGAATTTCCTGCCCGTCCACTCCGACCGCCACATAGCGCAGCATTTTCAGCATCGCCTCATGGCTGATAGCGCCGCCCGGCAACCACCAGAAAATCGGCTGATCTGCCCCGTTGGATATGGCGGATATAGTGCGAGGTATAAAACTTGCGGTACACTTTCGTGGTATCCAGCCCCATTTCTTTCACATCCTGTGTATCTATGGCCTGCCAGCTACCGCGAATTGTAATAGGATCATGGTAATGACTTTGTTTCTGACCTAACTCGTCTGATTCATTGGACTGAAAGCGATACCACTGCACGGATTGCTGCGGAATATAGCGCGACGCGATGCGCTGTAAATTGCCGAACATGATTATTTATCCTCCACACTGAACGTCACGGCTTGCAGCATCAGCCCGCTGTCCACCAGTGGCTTATTGGTCGCTTTGCCTTTGCTGTGACGCCTTGCCCGTGCTGCCACGGTGCTGTCTTTCAGTGATGGTGCGGTCACAGCTCGAATCGCCATTTGAATATCTCCCGCTGCCACATCGCCAATTTGGGCCAGGCCATCAGATACGGAAATAGTGCCATTAATCGCCGCCTTAGCCGCGCGAATCATCAAATCAGCATACCTGGCCTGATTATCCTGCATGGCCGGACGCATAAAGGGGCGTGGGGGAATATTGCCTGCCGGATGGCCCAGTTCCTGAATCGCGGCCACATACGCAATGGGTGTGCCATCGGGATATTTGCTGTGTTCAAAGAAACCGACCTTAATTTGTTTCTTTCCCAGCTCGTTATACACCCGCTTGAAGTGAGCCAGTTTCGGATTCATCGCCATGTTCGCCCCCCATTGGGGAAACGCCCCCCGACACTGCGAAAGGCCGACCGTTCGCCTCTACCACCGACATACATCGGTGCGCGACCACAACGGTTGAGCAGCGCCAGATATTGCTGGCCAAACGGCGTTAAGTTAAACCAGTGCGAGGTATTCGAGCCGACAGGCGGCGCGGTAAAGCTAACATTGACGCTGCCGATGGTTGCAGCCGTGACAACGCCTGTTGGCGATTCGCCCTGTGCCATTAACCGGCGCAAGTCCAGCATATGGGCCACTACCAATTGCCACAGTTCATGGGTGCAGACACCGCGACAAGGGGAAAAGTAATTCAAGGCGGATTGGGCGATAATTAATACGTCATCATCGGGCACCGCATTGAATTGTGGGCGGAGCACACGGAATGATTTGAGAGGAAATGTGCTCGTATCCATGATTATTTGCCCTTACTATTATTGATTTTCGGTGCGTCGTTACCTTCCGCTTCCAGTGATTCTGGTGTATCTGGCGCAGACTGATCGCTGGCTTCCATATTGGTGGCCACTTTTTCCGGTTCGGTTTTGCGGCTCTCGACTGAGATAAAGCCGTTTTCTTTATGCAGCTTAAAGACATGATTATCTTTGAGCTGAGCGTATTGTTTAGCACTGACTTCGGTCACGCGCCCACGCGGGGTATGCATGGCTTTGGTCATGATATTAGCCCGTCCGTGAATAAACACTGCACCATCACGCACGGCGTAGTTCTGGTCGTTGGACAGGGTGCAATAGATATAGAGTGATTGAGACATGAAGAGACTCCTGCCTTAAATAAACAAATCGGATACCCCCTTACGAGGGCAGAAATTAAATCCCAGTCAGACGGGTGATCGCCCACGGACGGGTCACGAAAATACCGGCAGTCGCGTTGGTGGCATCTTCCAGATAGCCTTTGATGCCATTTTCCGAACCCAACAATTGATATTTGACGGGCACCACCTGCAAGAGTGTGGCATTGGTGGCGGTTGAACCATCATCCACGCTGTCCGCAAACAGGTAGGTGATGTCCGCCCCGCCGTTCGCGACCACAAATTCCGGCGAGAAAATAAACCGCAGGTTCGGGTAGTTTTCCTTCGCCCACTGCCTGACCGTTTCCCCCTGCGCCACCGGGTTAGCCCTGCTCAGTACCTAACGAAAGCCCAGCGGCAAAACCATCGTCATCGGATCGCTGTCCTTGATGCGCCCCCGGACGATTTTTCGAGCCGGTCGAACAGGGTGTTCATATCACCCGTAACCTCAGCAAAGGTTGACTGCAACCACGGTTTTTTCGCCGTCTCATACGCGGGCAGGTTAGGGTCATTCAGCAAACCAAACACCCGCGTTTCTGCACTGTTAAAACCAAAGTAACCGGTGCGCTCACGGGACATTTCCAGCGATTCGGTGGCGGCATTACATTTTTCTGCTGCCGCTTCAAACCCAGCGGCACTCTGGCGGGCTTCTTCCAGCTTACCCACCTGAAAACCCTGCTCGTAACGCACAATGCCCCGGCGTTCGATATCATTTTCATAGCTGGCCAGCGGGATATTGGTATGGTCGCCATACAGCTCCACTTTCGCTGATGGCGTGGCCACATTGAGCACAATCTCTTCGTGATGCCACTCGCCTGCCGTCATCACGCCGGTGATCTCATCCAGAATACGGATGCGGGTCGCAGTACGGATCAGCCCCGGTAACACATGTTGCAGCATATGACGCTGGATAAAGCCGCCCGCTGCTGCCGGGCCGGTTAACGCCGAGTCCATGGCATGCAGGCCACCAAAGCCGATTTGCGCCATTTCGCTATACGTCCACTTCTGGTCAGCCGTCACATTCAACGGGCCACGTTGACGGATCTCTCTTCCTGACAGATAAAATTTCTCTTGACTGACAGCCATGTTATTCACCTTTTGCTGTGATTGGGTACGGAATTTCAGTCAGGCGAATGACACACAAATGTGGGTCTTCCGCTGACTCCAGATGACGGGACACAAAGCCGATAACCCGGTCTTCTGCCGCAATATTCTCTTTGGCGGACAATTCCCCCTCTGCATTGAATATCACCGGGGCATTAATGCGCTTGATACCGGATTTCAGCCGCACGTTGACTTCCCCCATGGTGAGAAACTCGCCTGTCGTGCCGTTCAGGGCATAGTTTTCCCCGATACGGTAGGCTTTCGGGTTGATCATAATCCCCGCAAAAGGCCCCGTTCCCCCCACCTGCACCGACTCCACCTCAAAATCCTTGTAGGTATAGGCCAGCCCGAACAGGTTCTTTTTCTCATCCACTGAGGACAGCACCGCGCTGATTGCACGAATAGGGCCAGTGTGAGAGGTTTCCCCCACGACACCGCTGACCAGACCGCTGAGAATATTTTTCGGTATTGCCATTATTGCTTACTCCACTTGTCTTTAATGGATTGTTGGCTGGTTGTGCCATCCATTGTAGTTGTTGGTTTTTGTGCATCCGGTACACGCCCGTGCATCCACGCGTCCAGTGCAACAGTTTCCTGTCCCTTCTGGCAAGGAATACCGAGCTGTTTCACCCCGTATTCCGCGACTCCCTGTTTAGTCATGCTGCTGTGGTCAAAGACGCCGACAAACGGGGTCAGCTTCTGCGCCAGCGTGTCACGGCCTGCCAGTTGCTTAATCATTTCGCCCGTATCTAGTGTGGGCTTGGATTTCTCCAGCCGGTTAACCTTGCGTTTCAGGCTGGAAATATCATCCATTGCCTGAATGCCCCGACGAATGCGTTTGATGCGACGGTTCAGGCTGTCAGTGGTGGCCTGATCCAGATGTTTCTTGGCTTCTTCAATCGCCTGCTCTGCGGCTTCAATCGCAATCTCAGCATTTTCCACCGCTTCAGGTTCACCCGTTTCGGCGGCTTCGGCGGCGGTTTCCGCTTCCTCTACCGCGTCTTCGGCTTTCTCCTCGGCCTCGTCCTGTTGCTTCTGTTCAGGATCACCGTTATTGGTCTCTTTCTTCTCCGAGTCTTCGTCACTGGCAGGAGGCTGCCCCAAACCCGCTATTGCAGCCGCAATCATTGCCTGCAATGCCTCGGTCTGTTCTGGCGTGAAACCGTTGTCGGTGGTGTTCCCTTTGTCTTTCTCTTCAGTAGGCATGCTGACTAACTCCTTAGTATCGATGGTAATAATGCGTTGATCTTGCACGGCGACATCCGGGCCAGTTCGCCCCTCTTCCACCAGTGCAAGATGATTGGCGCGGATATCGCGCTGAATGGCGTCATAGTGCTCGCCGTCAAACGTGCCCGGCGTGAAATCGTAGCGGCAGCTATAACCCGGTGAGAGTTCAATCTTGCCGCTGTGGATTTGGTTTAAGGCTGAGTTGGATAAGATCTTGATATTGCCCTTGAGGTAGGGATAGTCGAAATAGACGCTCTCCCCAATGACACCCTCAATGCCTTTTTTCTCGGCAGGGGTGGCCTCTTTGCCTAACATCTCGTGTTCATCCACAAACGGCATCAGTTTGAATGAGTTGATCGTGGCGATATTTTCCAACTCTTCCTGTGGTCGCAGTACCTTGTAAATCTGATCGGCCACCGGTGCGCCAATTTCTGACCCCAGATAATCAAACACCCCCACTTTAGTGATGGGGTTATCTTTGACTTCCAGCCAGCCGTTGAGGTCGTAAGTGCGTTTACTCATGTCATGGGTTCTCTCCAAAATCGACGACAGGCGTCCAGAAACATTTGCAGTTCGGCAATTCACCCGGTAACCCGCGCTGACCTGTCCGGTCATCAATAATCGGCGGGTTATCCAGTTCGAACACCTGACCGTCGAGTTTTTGATGTAAGGCTCGCGGTTCAGCACTGCCGCCGGAATGATGCCAGACCGCCTTGCGAATGCCCGCCGACTTCATCCGCTCATAGTTCGCCGCCGTGGTGATCTTGCGGGTCTGGTCTACGGCAATAAACTGCGCCCGTTTTTCGGTGACACCGCCAATGTGTTTAATTTCCTCCAGCAGTGTTTTCGCCCCCTCACCCGCCTGACTGATCGAACGCAGTGCCGCCCCTTCAATACGAAAGTGGAACTGTTCAGGTAGGGATTTAATCAAGCCGACATTTTCCGCTGTGGCGGCCGTGATGCGGTCCTTCATGGCCTCCGGCATAGCGGGGGTTTTGATGGTCAGCCCGCCGGAGAGTTGTTTAAGGGAATCATCCAGATTGCGTTTGGCGTTTAAATCGACCTGACTGACAAATTTATCCGCCATCTCATTGGCTCGCTGATTAAAGATACTGTCCCAGCGGCGCTTTAATTTGTTGAGCCAGATACGGGTCTGGCTGGCAAAACTGGCATCCATCGCCACGGGGCCTAAGTCATCCTGTAAGTGGGTTAATGCCTGCTGGTATTCCCTTATCATCCGTTTTATCAGTTGTGACAGGTCACGCTGATAACGGTCGGTTGAAGCCGCCGAGTAATGCAGCGGTTTGCCCTTCATGACCGCCTGTCGTTGTACCGCCCAGCGTTCCCGCTTCGCTCGCAAGCGGATCTGCTTCTCCATAGTCTTCCTCATTCACTTTTAAGCCGAAATACGATGACTCTTTGTCAGCCGCCAGCTTCTTACGGATATCCAGCCCGTCCACCGCCCCGACGTTGGCGTAGTTCACTGCCGTCTGGGAGTCTTTCAGTTCAATGTCGGCATATTCAGCCGCAGTCGGGCTGTCGAGAGGTCGCCATGAGATACTGATATCCACAATTGGCAGTCCTTCGCTGCGCAACAGAATGTCATAATGACGCTGTAGCAAATCTTCTAAATCATTGGCCTGAATGCTCTCCAGTTCTTCACGGTAGGCGGCTTCTTCATACTCGCCACTGGAATTAAAGCCTTTGGGCGTGGTACCCAATAATTTAGTGGCAGGCACATTAGCCGCCGCGGCGACCAGTTGATATTGCGTCATAATGGTGGCGTCCAAATCGGCGAGCGACGTATCAAACTGCTGGACGGTATCTTCATTGCTCGTCATCTGAACACCGTAGTTATCGCGCATGGAAACAAAATACTCGATGTTTTCCGCGATCACTTTCTTGTCAGCGTTTTCCCCGTCCGCCATGCCAATGGTCAATAATCGCTTGGTCATCGCCAGTTGCGGGGCTTCATTGGCGGTACGCTCGGAGGCATAGACCCGTTCATACACCCGCTCGGGTACAGAAACGCCAAAATAGTTGTACATCGGCTTGAGCACATTCGGCACCGGGAACGGCACAAACTTCACCAGATGCGATTTGTGATAACGCCGTCCGCCTATCCGGTAATAGGTTGGCTCGTAGAAGTTCAGCGACGCCGGATCTTGCACATTATCGACGGTCAGTTCGGGTGTCACCCATTGTGGGTCGATTTGTTTGATGCCCTTATACGAACCCGGGGGAATGCCATCAGGATTGAACGGGTTTTCGTAGAATTCCTTCGGATTAGGCGTTTCCACCACAAACAACGCAATCCTGCCCCCGTACACACGCCCGAAATGCACCAGCTCTTTCATGGCATTGTTGATACGGTATTTCTTATCGCGCTTCTTGAGACGGTCGATAACGGCGCTATCTTCACAGTCGATTTCATACCCCTGCCGGATAGCATCACGGGCGGGCATGTTACACGCCTTGTCCACCAGCCAGTGTTTGGCAATCACCGCACACAAATTGTTGCCGATAAACATCTGATTGGCGTACCACGCCGCTTGCGCTTCGGGAACACCGTAGACGCTCCCCGCTTTGAATTGAGGGACTGAGCCATCAATCGAATCCATCGCCACGCCGGAAATGGCAGGTTGGGGTAAATCCAGCCCCTTAAAGCCGTTCTCTTTTGCCAGTGCCGGATACAAATCAGTCGAGAATGCCGAGCGTTGAACAGGGGGTGCTGTAGGTTTTCGTTTTGAAAACGGCCACATAAACATTACCTCTTGGTTGTAAAGAAACTGCCTTTTTTCTGGTACAGGTCACGCAGTGCCTGTGTCATGGCATCCACCACGTCATCATGGGCACCGACAGGGAACGTAGTAATTTCACTCACGGTATCCGTGACCCACGGGGCAGTGTCTTTATGGGGTAGCCAAATATTACCCGCCTCCCATTCTGCTGTGACTGCGTGGGCGCGGGCGGCCTTGCTTCCATCAGGTTCAATTGGAATTAATCCCGATACGGTACTTTTGAGTGAATCAATTACCGCCGGGCCATTGGCTTTATCTTCCACCAGCTTACGGCGGCCTTGCGGAAATTTGTCCGCCAGCATCTTCACGGCTTTCAGGGTTTCGGTAAAACCCATGCGTTTGCGTATCTGATACAACAGATAGGCATTGGCCCCCTTTTTGCCCCAGACCTGACCGACCACGTAATCCGTGCCTTCACTGTCCTTAAAGGTCATATCCCAGCTATGGATAACCTTGTCGAATTTCTCAGGTAAGTCTTTCGGCAAATAGTAGTTGACCCAGTCTTCCTTGAAGATAGTGCCACCCGATGGCTTCGGTGACTGTTGGTACATCGCCGACCAGAAGTAATCACCAAAAAGCGCTTTTTTCTCCAGCAAGGCATCAATAGGATGCAGTGCCGGTACCAGTGCCTCGCCATGCTCATTAATGGCAGGAAAGGCCAGTACCCGTGCCTTACCACTGGCTTCAATCACCTTGCCGGATAGATCATCTGTCGCCCAGCGAGTCGCCATGATGATTTCGCCACTGTTTTTTGATAATCGCGTTTTGAAGGTCGAAACGTACCAGTTCCAGATGCCACTTTTAGTTGCCGGACTCAGGGCTTCTTTCGCATTTTTGATCGGGTCGTCAATAATGCCCAAATCCACTTTCTTGCCGGTTAAGGGACCGCCGCCCCCCTGACTGATATAAACCCCTTTACGCCCGACGATTTCGAACGTTTCAGAGTTACGCTTGGCTTCAACCTCAATCGTTATCACCCGACGTGAATTCAGTGCCGAGCCGGGGAACAGTTCCTTATATTCCTCCCCCATCATGATGCGCTGCACATCGCGGTTCATTTCCGAGGCCAGATCCTTACCGTACGATAGCCCCGCCACACGCATATCGGGATACCGGCCAAAGAAGTACGCAGGCAAATAACGAGAAACGATATCTGACTTACCGTGCTGAGGCGGTGCACCCAATATCAGGATAGGACGCTGACCCGCCATCATATCGAGCAGAAACGCATCCAGTGCCGCACAGACCTGTCGGGAAAAATCGGAAACAATGTAATCCGCGTTGATATAACGAATAAACGCATGGAGGTCGCTTCTTGCCTCCCGTCGTCTAAGCAGTTCCGCCGCGGCTGCTTCCACGCTTACCGGATATGATTGCTGCCAGTTCATCATCAGTCAGTTCCTCCGCCGTCATGTTAGCCACCTCGATTGGGCCGCCGTCTGCGCCGGTGTGTTCGTTCTTCACGTTGTCGCGGAATGCCTGCACGCTGACGTGTTTACCCAACAATTCGAGGTTCTTGACCTTGTCCGGCCATTTGATTTTTTTGAGAATGCCGACCATATCGCGTTCATCACCCCGGCCCTCGAACATCTCAGCCAAATTGAATCCACTGAGATAACGGCGCCATGATTCCGGCCATTGGCTCAGCGGCTTGATGCTCAGGTCTTCTTCCAGAATATCAGCCACGTCCATCTGGTCGATTTCAACGAGGCGCATGAGTACATAGTTGGCATCAATACCCAACTGTTTGTTGCGCGCCTGTTTCAGCTCATCGATCAGCGCAACAACATAGGGTTTTTGCATCAACTGATAGCCCAGTTCGCTGGCGCGTCGTGGACTATAACCGGCTCTAATTGCCGCCTGCGTTGCGTTTAAATCGACCAGATATTCACGACAAAACGTTTTTTGTTTTGTCGTCATTTTTTGTCTGGTCATTGGTATAGTTCCTTAAAAATAAAAAGCCCCTTAATTACTAGGGGCTTTGACACTGTATTTTGATATATTCCTGTAACCCCAGAATCATTTGTTCTGAGGTGGCAATCAGAATGTGGTTGGTTTAGCCACGGCACGAACCCAGCACATAATCCCTTTTTGTAGGTCAGTACGGCCTTCGAGCAACCAACGCATATCAACATCAGTATTGGGTTTTACAAGGTGCTCATAAAGCTGATCTATTTCCTCACCCAGTGCCTTAATCTTGTTCATACAATCAATTTCATCTTGGGTTAATTCACGGTAGCCCGTGATTTTACGGTGTTGGTTTTCCATTATTTCCTCTGCATTCAATATTCGCCCAATCCCTCAGCCCGAGGAACTGGGCTTCGAGTTCTTTTCGATTTCCCGTATCGCCCGTTTATCCAAATTGCATTGCTCAATGACTGTCAGTAACTGCTCATTCAATATGAGACTGTCACCCCATGTCATTGTGTCCGGTATCACCGGAGACAGACAGTCAGCGAGCAGATGCGCCGGAATGGGTATCGGTGGTACCGGAACGTATTCGGTTCGTGTGTTGCTGCAACCGGATAACAACCCCATCAGGCACAGTACGATTGGCACACTCATGATTGACAACCACCGTTTTGATGGCGGCCTGCGTTTTCTCAGAATCCACGGCTGACTGCTGTCGGTTTTCGCTATTAATTCGTGAGATGTCATTGAATAACCTGATAGAGTGGTAGGCGTTGTCGGTAATGGCGACCTGTCTGTCATACACTAGCTTTAACCTAGCGTATTCTTCGGCCTTGTCCTGATACTCACGGTAATAGAACCAGAGCAGGCCAGAGACAATCACCAAAGCTCCGAGGGTGAAATGCTGGCTGTTGAGTTTCATAGCATCTCAAATGCCCGTGTGAAAACATCATCGGAATAGGGCTGCTGGCCGTTCTCGTGCAGAATGATCGACTTAGCCAGCGCAATCAGCGTGGGTTTATCAATATCGAGCACGTGATGCGGGTTGACGTTCAGTGCCCCAGCAACCCCCTTGATGTAGATTGAGGTGTTGTTTTCCACATTTGGGGCCCAGCGGTCTATCATCCGGTACACCGTCTGGTAACCGTTTTTGTGGTAGTTGGACAGCAGCTTCATGAGTGCCCGAATGCCATACTCTGGTGACTCGAACCGACAGAACCGAGGTTTTTTTACCCCCGTTTCAATTCCAATTTGACCTTGCCATTTATTCTTTGGGTTGTAATCGATATTGCCCGGATTGTGGTTATCAATGCCTCTGGCCATTATTTATCTCCCAACCGTTTATTGATGGCACGGATAGCAAACTCGCGTATCTTTTCAACGCCAATAAAGCCAACAGCACCGCCGAGTGCGGGTGAAACACTGCTTGGAATGCCAAATAGTTCTAGTCCACTGGAGAACCCCCACGACAGCGCCCCGCACAGTAGCGGTTCGACCCAGCGGTTCTTGCGTTCCACGCCGTCATAAATCAGGCGACCGTAACAAATGGCTATTGCCAAAACCGAGCCGGATATCTGCGGCCACGAGTTCTTCAGGCCGTTTAATAGTTCAGCCCATAAATCAGGGTTTTCTTTCATCTTCATATTCCACCCCATCTGAACAATGGGCGTCCGTGGGGTGAAATAGGTTCGCCCCTGTGAGTCGGTTAAAAGTAATGGGTTAATAGTTAAGATAAGCTGTTAGGTCAGCCAAATATTAATCAACCCATAGAGGGATGGCTGATTACCTCTGAAAAGGATAAGAAATGTCACACTATTCAATATCGGGTATTCATGATTTGAGCTCTGCTTATACAGCCAACATGATACCAAATGTTATATATCAAGTTTCAGTTTATCTTCATGTTGATGGGCTTTCTATTATGATTCATATTGATGCTGCTAAACATGACTTAAGAAACATGACAATTAATCAAATAGCCGATTTAGCTTATGCAGAGTACAAAAAGAAATCATCTTGCTAGCGTAAGTCTGATTTCATCAATCGCTATTTGATGAATGGCGTGATAGTGACTAACAGCTCCTTGCTGTTCAGTGAGCTGTTTTTCCAAAACTTCAATTTTTTTCTCTAACTCTTCAATACGCTTTTCCATCATTCACCTCGCTAGTGAGTTAATAATTAATCATGATTTCATCACAAATAATGATTCAATTGATGTCGTTTTTGTTCCAGAAATACCGCTAGTAATTTCACGCGACCAGATGCAATCAAAATCATCCGGCGCGGTGTATTCGCTAACAAACACCGTGCAGCGGTTCGATAATTCACGCACCCAATCCCAGAACTCAGCCGTATTAAATGCATCACGGTATTGCCGGGTGTTCGCATAGGGTGGGTCGCAGTAGACGACTGCACCATCCGGCATGTTCAGTTCTTTATAATCAGTGCACAACAATTGCACCCCATCCAGATTAATTATCTGTCGCTGGATATTGTTGATAGCCTCCAATTGGTAATCACGAACGCGCCCGGATTTGACCCGCCCGGCTCCCACATACCCATCGAACCACTTACCCGCGTAACTACAGTTAAACCCCACCCAGCCTGTTAGATGTGGGATTTCATCCTGGTTGTTCTTTACCGCGTAGTACTGCTCTCGCGATATTTGCCCCGGAGGTTGCCAGCCAGATAACAACGCTCTCCACATTTCAATCAAATATTCGTGGCTGTCGGCAGCAATAATGGGGCCATTGTGTTTGGTATTAATGTAACTCACCATGTTCATACCACCTGCAAACGGCTCAACATAAACCGTCTCTGTCGTCATGCGTTCCAGAATGAATGGCGCAACATATTTTGCGATACGGGATTTACTTCCCATGTATTTCACTGCTCCGCCTCCCTCTCTGTTGGTGCAGCCAGAAAGCAAAAAGGCCGCCTGAGCGACCTTGTAGTTAATAGGGTGCCCTCAGAGTTGAGGGCGTAGATACGCAATATGCGTAGCTTGTAGCAGGTCTAGCCTGCCTGTTTTCAGATGTTAAATTGTGGTCCTGCCAATATGAGCGTTTGCGGTCGGCTGGAACATGTAAATCCGCAACGCACCCAACACTTTCTCGGTAGTTGGCGACCAAAAACAAAAAAGGCCACACCGAAGTGTGACCTATACTGTGTCATTTGCTGACCGCTCACCCCTGTTTGCGCCTCAATACACCCCCGTGTAGCAAGATTTTAACGTTTGTGAACGGTCAGCGAATGGCATAGATAATTGTCGAAAATAAAGCCCTATTTAACATAATGGATGTTACCCGACCCATCGTTTTTCAACTCAGCTAAAAACACATGCCTAAGCTCTAAAAGTAGCAATCTTCCTACTCATATTAGCCATATTTTTGATATAACATTTTGTTAACAAATCGCCACTATTGGAGTTCAGGCAAATCACGATGCCTACGCTCTGTTTTCCCCAGTTTTCGATTTTCGCCCAAAAAGAAAGGCGCTCAATTTAGAGCACCTTTTCTCAGGGTATAAAAAACCATTTTTAACACAATAGCATAGTTTTTGCGCTGCGCACTAGTTTTTAGCATCTGATTGTTTGTTTTTTAACCGAATTATCCATATCTAATTGAATTCCCAGCATATCTAGGCAACCAGCGATAAAACTCTCTGCGACCTGCATTCTATGCCGTACCAGGCTCTCTGATACCTGCGAGTCGCGGGCTATTTCCCGTTTAGAACGCCCGTACATGTAATGTTGTTGGAGGTATTCCAGCTCCTCGCCCTGCCCTATCGCCTGCAATCGTGCTACGCATAAATCGACGATCAGCCCGTCCTCGTCGCTGCATGTCAGCCGATTGTCACCGTTCGCTGGCAGTAGTCCACTAAAACCGGCAGCGATAGGTGACCAGCCAACAGACGTAGCATTGCTAGACCACCCACCCCATCGCACCAAAACTTGTTGAATATCACGCATGGAATTTTGTCCTGTAGTTTCGTGTAGCACAAAATTTTTTATTGGAAGCCGTCTCGCTTGCTTGCCGTTGTGCTCAATAACGCGCGAATGCTAATCACGTTGAGCCTCTTACTTCGCCTTTCTTGCCTTCGGGTTGCAGATAGGTTGCACGTAAATGTCTATCTGCAACCCCATCAAACCCGCATGTTTTCTGGTTAGTTGTGTTTTAGGTTGTAGGTTGCAGTTGTTTAAAACATATATATACGTGAGATATGTATATAGGTGTGTATTTATAGTTCTCTCGCGTATATATGTTATTTATATCTGCAACCTGCAACCTTTCGCACGTAACATTTTGTTTCATAATCATTTTAAAGGGTTGCAGTTCTCTTTTTATCTGCAACCTATCTGCAACCTTTTTACAGTTCAGTTAGTAATTTTTCACACACTTCCAATTCAGTACGAATTTCATCATTACTTTTGAGCTTGCGATTTTTTACCAATATCCAAGGCCGTTCGGTTTTACCATTAAACTTAATAGCCCCTGTCTGCCCTAACCCCTTACTTCGCAAAATGCCGCTTACTCGCTTTGGATTGATGTCAGTATCAAGGCCTAACTCAGCAACGATATAACTAACTATTTGTTGATAAGTCATAACGGCAACAGGAGGATCTGCCAGTAAATCGAATAACACCTTGTCAGCATCTGTTCGGCTACTGTCTATCATTAAGCACCGTTCTTCGGTCTCAGGCGCGCGCTGCCAGTCAAACTCATCTAAGTTTATACCCATCAAGTACCAATAAACTTGTGCAATAAACTCAGGGTCTTTCAGGGTCTGATACAACTGTTTGAAATAATTATCGTCCTGTAAAAAGTCAGGGCCACCAAACACGGCAATACGGCGGTCTTCTTCAGGTATAAAAATTGCGTCGATATGGTTAGAGAAAAACAAAAAGCTGGTGAAGATATCCATTGTCATTTTCTTACCGTACTTATTGTTAACCTCAAACCGGGGTTCAGTCAGCAAATCACGTAACTGATCGTTGACTGAATAGCGCTTTTCGATGTTCTCTTTCACCTCATCGACCGTACACAACAGCGAATGGTAAAGATAATCGTGATATTGGTTCTTACAGATCACATCCATCTTGGCGCGGGTACAATTCCAGTGACCCAATATCGCTTCCATTAGCTGGATAACCCAACCACGACCCGTACCATGAAGTACTGAGATATGAAGCACTGTGATTGGGCAACGACGTTCAGGCCGCTGTACTACCCACGCAAGGCGAGCGATAAAGAACAGACGTTGCGCCTTATTAGGTACCAGGTATTCCATATGCTTAAGGAAAATGCTTTCTGCTTTAGCAAAATTGGTTACTTTTTGATGTTCAGGTAGATAGAATTCATTGACCTCAAGCCAGTTATCCAACCCCTTAATTAGTCGCCCTTTGCCTGGGTGATATCCCGTACCTTCTGCAACCAGTTTTTTAGGGTGCTCTAACCAACGTCGAGTTGCGGGTGTAGGCTGGCCTTTACCTACAGCAGGGAACTGATAAGGAGCCATCAGGTTTTTAAAGGATTTCATATCCATAATGCTACGATACGGAGGCCGGGAAAGATCGTAGACCTGATCCCCTTTCACCACATAGATAAACCGCTCCAGAAAATGGCTGGTCATATCAGTATCGATATCAGTAAATTCAGGCTTATCTTCTTCTTGCGCGGTCAAATCTTCAAAATCATCCACCCCAAACCCAACAGCGATATTGAAATCGCCATCATCACGATGCGCACAGGAAGCGTGTTGACACTTGTAATGACCGAGCTGAAAACCCGATGTACCAGCCGGAAAATAAGTTGTACTGGTGATATCACTCTCGATACTGTGACCATCGGCAAATGGGCACTTTATATGCCGCTCACCATTCCGGCCCGCTGACAATGTCCAGCCGTTCGCGTCCAGATAGTCGGCAGTCTCATCAGTGGCATTAGGTGTAGATACACTGCGATCACGTACCTTACCCACGGCATCAGCTACAGTAGAACCCGCAACAGGCAGGTATTCCGCCAGAGCAGACCACAGCATTTCTAATTGTTCGGGGGTTATTTCGAGCGGATCATTGGGTAAACCGCCATCCCATTGAATACGGGCACCGCTGGGATGTGTACCCGCTGCTACGAATTGCTGACCATCAGCCAGCATTTCAATAATACCCAAATCCCCCTCTAGACGGTGTATGCGCTTACGGTATTCACCCTCGACAGACAGCAGGTACAAGCACTTATTGGAGTTATTGCGGTAACGGCGCGGTGGCAGTTTGCCGAACATTTTGGTTAATAGTGCTTGGATTTGAGCCTGAACTTCTTCGTCTTCACTGTCACAATCCAAAGCGATATCACCATAGCCGGTACGCATACAAATACCGTAGTCTGGTTCTTTCGCCCATGTGGTAATATCAGAATCAGAGGCTTTCTTCTCTGTCCATCTAGGGATACCCACCACCCGCCGTAAAAGGTTGTAACGGCTGGGGGTCTTACCAATGCTTTTCAATGATGAATCAGGGGAAACTTTGGCATCAGGATTACATACGACAGGCAATAATTTCTCAGTAAAGCCGCATATCAGATCAAGATGAAACCATTCATCAGCCGTTGCCCCCCAGTATTTTAGTTTTGGCATGTAGTCATGTCCTATTCTTTTTTGTCCGCAAATTCCATATAGAAACGTTCAACCGCACGGACATTCGATAGTCGGGGGTCACAAGTACCGTTTAATATTCGGCTCAATGAGGACTGACTAACACCAGTACGTTCGGCCAACTGTGCCTGCGTAAATCCTGATTCAATTAATTTTTTAACCAACTCTTGAGGTGAAAATTCGTGCATATATAGTTCCTCCTTAATAATATAAGAATAGGTTACCCAATAATGAATTAAACAACAACCCAACAATTGACTAAAAAAATGGCTAAAATATGCAAATATGAATAAAGTAGGCAATAACAAACTATTTTAGAGGTGAAAAAATGGCGTTGGATTTCGACATTCTTGTCAAAAATATCAGGTACTTAATGTACAAACACAACATTAGCAGTGTAACTGAGCTGTCTAAACGCTTAAAAATACCGCAATCAACACTACAACGGATATCAGTAGGAGATAATAAAGACCCAAAGTACGCAACCATGCGGCAACTGGCTGATTTTTTTGGGGTATCACCGATAGATTTGGTTGAATGTGATTTACAGCACCACGAATCCATAACAGTTGTTGAAGCTGCTGGCGAGTTTTCTACTCAGAATTTCACTAACATACCTGTACGCAACGATATAGCTATTAGCGATACCCCAGTTAGCCGTAGCGAGGGTAACCAATACTTACGCTGGCCGTCCTATGATACAGAGGCATACGCGGTAAAATGTACCAGCACTGCACTCATGCCACGCATAAAGGATGGGGAATTCGTAGTGATTGAGCCTAACCACGAGATATCATCAGGAGATGAAGTATTAATCACACCGACTGAGGGTAACCCTACAGTTAAAACATTCCTATTTGAACGCGATGGGTACTACCATTTGTTGCCGGTCAACGAGGATCACGCCCCTATACGCACCCTCAAAAACAAAATTGAATCCCTACACTACGTGGCAGGGGTTGCAAAACCCAACCTAATAAAGAAATAAATTCAAATAAATTATAAAGATAGAAAGGTCGCTAAGTGCGACTTTTCTTTTTGTTAAAAATAATTCATTTATGGGTTGACATAGCAATTCAATTTAGACTATAAATTCATTATTGAATTTTTAATTCATTTATTGGTTTTTAAGTGCCGCTCTTTAACAATTTGGAAAGTCGGAACAACATACTACCCCTGTTCAGTCCCCTACGCATCAATGCGGTGTATCAATGGGTACGATCTGCCTACTTGAGAAGACTAAGCCCCGCACGAGAGTGAGCACGGGCGCGAACGGGTAACACTGACAGCAGGGAGTGTGCGAGCGCAAAACTCAACCAAAAGGAGAAAAAATAATCATGCGTTAGCAACGCGGATAGACCGCAAGCGCATAGCTAATGCTGTGGTAATGACACAGCCCCCGAATCACATTGCGGTGAGCCTGTGTAGCAACGGGTTAGGGTTAATGATGAAAAGTAGCTCCGATAAGCCGCAAGAAAGCCAGTCTTGCATCGGTTATAACTGAAAGAAGGCACTCAAGGGCATGAGCGCGACCACTGCGAGAGTGTGGTTGATTGACTGTAGGTCATTCGATAAATGGCCTATGGTGAGTTAACTTAACAAAAACAAGGTGGAACATAAAAATGCTAATCAGAAATATATTTTATTTAATGAGTATACACGGGATAAAAAGCGTAGCTAAACTGGCTGAGAGGTTAGAAATAAACCAACCCACATTGCATCGGACTCTGTCTGGCGAAATCAAAGATCCTAAGTACTCTACTTTGAAAACTATTGCTGAGTTCTTTGGACGCACACCCGGCGAACTTATGGATTGTGATTTATCAGTAATCGACGGTGACAGCCCGCATATCTACCCCATCGATGGGCCAGAGCCGAAATATCAGAATTTCCCACCAGAAATAAAAACAGCAGTGATTAATGTTTATAAAGAAATAGTGACACGTGAGGCTAAATTATTTCCCGATCCAACAATGATATCGCACCAAACAACCAGACTGGAAAATCTGGCCGAAACTTTAGTGAGCGGTTTTTCGAAACTTATTGAGAGCTAATCGAATTAACAAACCGAGTCATAGTCTGATATATTCCGAGGATCTATAATAAGATTCATAAGGGAATATGTATGGAAGATATATTAACAGTAATAAAAACCATTCACTTGTTTTACGTTGTATTAGCTGGAAGTATATTAGGTTGGCCGTCCACTATTGTTGGGCTTATTTTAGTTATAGCAGCATGTACAGTAGTAAAAAAGATAGGTGGTAAAATATTGTGTCTAATATTAGCTGCATTTGTTTTATATCCACCAATAGTATGTATCTATGATGGGATTCCATTTTATAAATGAAAGCTAGCGCAACCAAATAACCGCCTCGCCAATGCGAGGTTTTTTATTAGTTAAGTATAAGAAAGATGATGATGTTATTTATTCATAACCGCTAAGAAATAACACCTCCTTAAAGGGCGTACTCCTTACGCCCATATCAAAAAGCACATCCGTTTTGTCTAACGCACCCGCCCGCTAATTTCAGTGGGTGTGCTTTTTGATATGAGCAATAAGGAGCTTGTGGCATGAAACCAAAAGTAGTTCCCGTTGATAAGTATCCAATAAGCAACACCGTTCGTCGCCTGCGCTGGCTACGGAAATGTGAAGAACTCAAGCGCAACCCCGCAACCCAATTCCCGATTACGCTGTACTCATAATAAAAGGCTAGGAAAATGAGCTTAGAAACATCTATAGATAAAAATAATGAGCTGTTAGAGCGGAAAACCGCACTGTTGGAGCAGCAAAACATACTGTATATCCAAAACAATTCGCTACTTGGGCAATTGTTATCAATATGGGCGGATAGAGGCTTCACCCACTCCGCCGAAATAGAATCAGCTATTACAGTATCGGCTGATCCCATCGAACAACCCGCTGAAAAGAAAAAATCCAGCACCAAAAAGAAAACCGATAACACACCTGTTGATATCGAAACGCTGGATTTGGAAACCGTCGTTGCCGTTACCGTATTGTTCAAAAATGACGCCTATAACCTGACCGCCGATAAACTGGCGCAGGCTCGCGCTGTGATTGAGGCGGTTGGTGCAGACCGTAACGGACAGGTAGACGCCCTAGACTGTGCGCTACAGGGTTTGCAGGAACTCAAGCCACTGACGAAAGCCGTTATTTTAGATTTGTGTCTGGAAATGTTAGAAAACTGGGACGATATCCCCGGTATCACCGAACGCCGCGAATTTGCTGTGTCACTATTAAATGAGGGTAAACAAACAGCCGATACCTCAGAGCCAGAGCCAGAGCCAGAGCCAGAGCCAGAGCCAGAGCTTGATTATGCAGTCCTTTATGATAAGGCCCAACAAGCACTTTTGCGGCTGGCAAAAGGCGGTTACCGCAGCGAGGCTGTAGGTATCGTGTCTAAATTCGGGGCTAAAAAGCTGGGTGATATTCCTCAAGAGAAATTAGCTGAGGTACTCAAATTGGCGGAAAATGCTTGGGTGGAGGAATAAACATGCCGGAGGCACATGCAAAACTATCACCCTCAGCAGCACATCGTTGGCTACGCTGTCACGGTAGCCTAGCAATGGAAGTGGGATTTCCAAACACCGAATCACCGTTCGCACTGGAGGGAACAGCCGCCCATGCCCTCGCTGAAAATGTCCTGCATAATCGCCAAGACCCAACACTGGCGGGCGAGCCATTCACTATGGGGCAAACTACCGCCGAATATTTGGGGCAAAACGTCCTGCTTAAACCTGACACACCGTGCGTTAATGAGGAAATGGTGGAGGCAGTTGGCGAATATGTCGAAACGGTGTGGTCACTGGCTCAGGGCAATGAATTGCTGATTGAACAGCGCGTCGATTTTTCCGAGGTGATCGGCGTCGAAAACTCTTTCGGTACTGCCGACGCTATCATTATCAAGGGTAGTGAGCTGCAAATTCACGACCTGAAATACGGTAAAGGTGTGAAAGTCTATTCCGAAGAAAACGAGCAGTTGATGTTATATGCGCTCGGTGCCCTGAATCAGTTCGATATGTTGTACGAATTCGACACAGTACGGCTGTTTATCCACCAGCCCCGACTGAACCACGTTTCAGAATGGTCGGTCAGTGTTGATGCGTTACGTCAATTTGGAGAACGCGCCAGAAACGCCGCCGCATCGGTTATTGTCACATTTAATATCGCCCAATGTGAAGGCGTAGACACGCCACCTCCTGATTCATTTACTCCGGGGGATAAACAGTGCCGTTTTTGCAAAGCCAAGGCGGATTGCCCAGCACTGGCAGCGCACGTATGGAGCACTATCGCTGAAGATTTTGTCGATCTGACGCAACCATTAGAGCCACAGATAGAGAACGCAACCGAACAAGTCCCAAAGTACGACAACCAGACACTAGCCGCCAAATACGCACAGGTGGACTTTGTTGAAAGCTGGTGCAAAGCGGTTCGAGTCCGTGTCAGTGATGAACTGAATGCCGGTCATCCCATCCCCGGATATAAACTGGTAGAGGGCAAGCTAGGTAACCGTTCGTGGGGTGCCGAAGCGGACGCCGAGGCGATGTTAAAAACGTTCAAGCTCAAGCAAGACCAGATGTATACCAAAAAAATCATTAGTCCCACCCAAGCGGAAAAGGTTTTGAAAAAAGAGTTTCCGAAGAAATGGGATAAATTGGAATCACTCATTGTTCGACCTGACGGTAAACCCACCGTCGTACCTGAATCCGATCCCCGTCCAGCACTGGACGTTAACCCTATCAACGATTTTGAAGACGTATCTGACGTATCTGACGATATGTTCGTTTAATTACATTTAACCAATAAAGAGACATAAACAATGAAAATTAAATTACCCAATGTACGTTTGGCATTCCCTGATTTATTTGAAGCAACCCAAGTTAATGGTCAGGGTGATTATAAGTTTCGCTCGACTTTCCTTATTTCAAAAGAACGCAAAGATTTAATTGCTGAAATAGAAGCAGCAATTTTAAAAGTGGCTACCGATAAATGGGGTGCTAAAGCTGAGGGTATTATTAAAAGTATCCGGGGTAATAATATGCGGTTTAATTTCCGCGATGGCGACGATAAACCCGATTATGATGGTTACGCAGGTTGTATGTTTATTTCTGCCAGTAATAAAGCGCGCCCTTTGGTTATTGACCGTGACCGCACTCCACTTACCGCACAAGATGGCCGCCCGTATTCCGGCTGTTACGTGAACGCGACTATCAGTATTTTCGCCTACGAAAACAACGGCAAAGGCATATCCGCTTCACTGTCTGGCGTTCAGTTCCTGAGAGACGGTGACGCATTCGCGGGCGGCGGTGTTGCCTCTGTAGATGATTTTGACGATATCAGCGAAGGGGCTGACGCTGAAGCGGACGTTTTTAGTTAAACCATGAGTTGGGCAGAAGTGACAGAATATCTTCGCCAGCAAGAAAGGCGTCGAAAAATTTGGCAAATAGCCACGCCCGAAGATTTCGAAGACCTAAGCGAAAACGACGGCTAATAACTATTGCCCCGTTATTATGCGGGGCTTTTCTTAAGGTAAAAAAAACCATGACACAGAAAACACTAACCAAAGATATAAAAAGTGAAATTGTTAAAAATGCACTGACAAAAGCAGGTATCTTCGAAAAAGAAGAGCAACTTTATAAAGACCGTGCGGATTGGGCTGAAAAAGTAAGAATAGAAGCCATCGGCGGCGCAAATATGGATTCGGGAATAAACGACATTATTTCTGAAATAAAAAAACTGGCTAATAAAATACCTGAGTCTATGCGATTAGACGAATTCCCAGTTCGTGAATACAGTTTTATAGAAATTAATTTAGCAGGTAGCCGTGTTATTGCGTACTTTAACGGGGACAGACAACGATATACTTTTAAAGAGCGCATCTATAAAATAACGCCCAGCACGACCACATTATTAGCCGATAATCCTTTGGTTAATGAATTCTATGATCTGGAAAAACGTCACGAAGAATTAAATAACCAGCGGGAAGATATCACCAATAATGTAGAATCTGCATTATTAAAAGTCCGCTCGGTGAAACGCCTATTAACAGAATGGCCGGAAGCCGCTGAGCTATTACCTAAAGACACGGCGAAAGCTGCACCTGTTCCCGCCGTTCGCCGTGAGGCACTTAATGAGATGATTGGCTTGCCATCTGAGGTAGCTTGAAAATGCATAGCCCCTTAAATACGGAGGGGCTATGCCAAATTTATAATCTAGTTTTTAAATTCGATTTAGAAGAATATTGATAGGTAACACCATATATTGATTTATAAATGAGCATGATATCCACGTCTAAATTTTTATCCAACAACACATTATGAAGTTGGAAATGCTCAACGGCGCAATCAAATTTATCACCCGACGCAGCCCATAAAGGCGACATATAATTAAGAATAACAGGATCACCTTTCCTTGGCATACCGTATTTAAAACAGCTATTAGTATTAAGAACTCTTAAACGCTTGGCTAAAGTATGAAATACCCCATGACCACTAGAGTTATCACTTATTATTTCGTTATTTATTTTTATCTTGACGCTTTCAATATATCCAGTTCCTAATCCCCCATTAAATAAATAAAAACCCTTATAACCGTTTTCAGGATCAACGGTGGGTACAACTGTGATATGTGGCTCTGTGGATTTCTCGTAGTTTAATTCTTGCATTCTTGTTTGTTCTTTAACTTGCCACCAAGCCATCCCTGAAACAACCACTGAAACAATAGAAATAATAACAGGGATATTTAATTTCCATGCACTATCACTCATGTATTCCTCACCAATTTAAAACTAACGACTATGAATAATACGATTCTCTGGCTCGACCTCGAAACCTATAGTGAAGTACCTATTAGAAACGGTACTCATATTTACGCCGAACATGCCGAAATTATGTTATTTGCATGGGCGATAAACAATAACCCTGTTCAGGTATGGGATGTGACAAGCGGCGCTCCCATGTCCGCCGAATTACGTAAAATTTTACTCGATCCAACCGTTATTTTATTCGCCCATAACAGCCACTTTGACCGCACTGTTTTACGCCATTACATGCCGAAGCTGCATCTGGATATTTCCCGTTGGCGCGACACGATGGTTCAGGCACTGGCACACGGTTTACCAGGTGCGTTAGGCGCACTATGTGAAGTGCTAGGTATTCCGTCAGATAAAGCAAAAGACAAGGAAGGCAAGGCATTGATCCAGCTATTCTGTAAGCCCCGCCCGAAAAACGTCGCCATTCGCCGTGCTACCAGTAAAACCCACCCCGAAGAATGGCGGCGTTTTGCGACGTACGCAGGACTGGATATTGAGGCCATGCGCGAAGTACATAAACGCCTGCCCAAATGGAATTATCAGGGTACTGAGCTGACACTCTGGCACCGTGACCAACAAATTAACGATCGTGGTGTGCGCATGGATATTGAATTAGCCAAATCCGCGATTGATGCGGTGGAGCAGGAACAAAAGTTATTGGCAAAACGCACGCAGGAAATGACCGACGGCGATGTACAGGCCGCGACGCAACGTGATGCCATGTTATGGCACATCACAACGGCGTTCGGGGTTGAATTGCCCGATATGCAAAAAAGCACATTGGAACGACGGATAGCAGACCCGGATCTTCCTATTGCGTTACGGGAATTACTGACCATCCGGTTACAAGCCAGTACCACCAGCACCAGTAAGTATAAGGCGTTGATGAACGGAATTAGTACCGATAACCGATTACGTGGCACTTTGCAATTTTGTGGTGCATCACGCACCGGACGTTGGGCAGGCCGCCTATTCCAGCCGCAAAATTTACCAAGACCTACACTGAAGCAGAACATTATTGATATTGGCATCGAGGCACTGAAAGCGGACTGTGCCGATCTGCTGTTCGATAACATCATGGAACTGACCAGCTCAGCGATACGCGGCGTTATTATTCCCCCGAACGGTAAAAAACTGGTCATTACTGACCTGTCCAATATCGAGGGGCGAATGCTGGCGTGGCTGGCAGGTGAAGAATGGAAGTTACAGGCATTTCGGGATAATGACAACGGCACAGGCGCAGACCTCTACAAACTGGCCTATGCCCGTGCATTCAACATTGAACCGGATGATGTCACAAAAGACCAGCGCCAGATAGGTAAAGTGATGGAGCTGGGGCTAGGGTACGGTGGTGGAGTCGCCGCTTTCGTCACATTCGCTCTGACCTATGCCCTTGACCTTGAAGAACTGGCGACCGCTGCACTGCCAAATATTCCGGTAAAAGTTCAGCGGGATGCAATGAGCTGGTACAAGAAATCAGTTGAACAGAACCAGACCTACGGCCTGAGCGAACGTGTCTTTATTACCTGCGACTCACTCAAGCGTATGTGGCGTAACGCCCACATCGCAACGGTACCGTTCTGGTACGAGCTGGAGGAGGCAGTCAAGCGCGCGATCAGTTCACCCAATGTCACTATCCCCTGCCGTAAGTTACGTGTCCGCCGTGACGGGGCGTGGCTCCGTGTGGTCTTACCGTCCGGGCGTGCGGTGTGCTATCCCTCACCCCGTCTCGACGACGGGCAGATCAGTTACATGGGTACTAATCCGTACAGCCGCAAATGGCAAAGACTCAAAACCTACGGCGGAAAACTGGTCGAAAACGTCACTCAGGCCGCCGCGCGTGATGTGTTGGCGGGTAACATGCCCCACATAGAGACCGCAGGCTATGACATCGTGCTGACCGTACACGACGAGGTACTGACGGAAGCCTCGGACACTCCCGATTACTCTCACGAACATCTCAGTACCCTACTCGCAACGAATCCCGATTGGGCACCGGATTTACCCCTGAGTGCTGGCGGATTTGAAGCATATCGATATCGTAAGGAATAAATTATGGAACGTTGTAAAGAATGCCACGGCTATTATGGCGAGCCGAAACCTGTCGCTGTTGGTGAAAAATGTTGTTTTACCATTATCACCAGCGATGGTCGCTCATTTAACCACCGCGCAGTAATTGGGAAATTGTTACTAATCAAAAATGACGGTTACTCCGTTATCTACCGTAAAAAAGTATATCACGCTGACCTCATCGCTCACCCCGATGATCCATCACCAATAACATTGGTATTTAGTGGCCGTTGTACCTGCCCCGCTGAATAAAGGAAGCTCTATGTCATATAAATACCGAGACAGTCCGTTATATTTTCGAACTGCACGCGAGGCTGCACAAATTGAACGCGAGGGCGATTATTTACGGGCTGCAAAAGTGTGGAATAAAGCGGCGCGCCATTCACGCAATGCGTTAAATATTGCATGGGCAGAAATCCGATCCGAATTTTGTTTAAAGCAATATCACAGGGATAAATTAAATGAAAATACGTGAGGGTGTAATCGAAAGGCATTTAGTTAATGAAGTGAAAAAAGCTGGAGGAATTGCCTATAAATTTGTTTCCCCCGGTCGCCGTTCTGTCCCTGACCGAATTTGTATATTACCCGGTGGCCGCGTGATTTTTGTCGAATGCAAAGCCCCTGGCGAAAAGCCCCGACCTGAGCAATTACGCGAGCATGAAAAATTACGCGCATTAAGTTGTGAGGTTGTGGTTTTGGATAGTAAGGATTTGGAGGGGATATTGTTATGATTATTGCATCGCATTTATTACGTGCAGCACAGATGTGTGTCGCTAAGAACCATATTAAGTATTGCCTGAATGGAATTCACATCACGCCTAAATATCTGGAAGCAACCAATGGACACGTAGCTTTAAGGTTGGAACACGGTATAAAAACGAAAAATAATATCATTGTCCAATTTAATGAAAAAATTCCGGCCAAAGCAGAAACTACAGAATTCGTACTTGCCAAAGACCCGTACACCATACACCGTGACAAATACGAACACCGTATCGGTATTACGACTCTGTCACTATTAAATGCGCAATTTCCTAACCTGAGCCGAATTATACCTACAGAAAACACCCAAGACATTCCCTACATTGATGCAAAATATTTGAGCTTACCCGACAAGATGTTTTCTGCTGAAAACATTGCTGTACAACTTGCTCCTGCGGGAATGACCTCAGCCTGCTGTTTCAAATTCAATAAAGAGGTGAATAAAAAATACGGTAATCCCGAATTTGTTGTGATGCCAGTTAGGGTTAAGGAGTAGCAACAATGATGCATTTCGGCTCTGTCTGTTCCGGTATTGAAGCAGCGAGTGTGGCATGGGAATCCCTCGGTATGTTTCCGACATGGTTTAGTGAAATCGACCAATTCCCCAGTGAAGTCCTGCGCTATCACTGGCCCCATGTACGAAACCTGGGGGATATGACCAAAATTCCTACTATGATTGCAGAGAATTTGGTGGATGCACCAGATATTTTGGTCGGCGGAACACCTTGTCAGGCGTTCAGTATTGCGGGTTTGCGTAATGGCCTGGGCGATGAGCGGGGACAATTAACACTATCATTTATGGAGTTAGCAAATGTCATTGACTCAGTCAGGGCAGCAAACGGCGAACAGCCATCAATTATCGTCTGGGAAAACGTCCCCGGTGTCCTGTCCAGCAAAGACAATGCATTTGGGTGTTTTCTTGCTGGACTTGCTGGAGAAGATGAGCCGTTGCAGCCGTCAGGGAAGAAATGGACAAACGCAGGTTATGTGTCTGGACCACAAAGAAACATCGCATGGCGAGTGCTCGACGCTCAATATTTCGGAGTGGCCCAGCGACGCCGTCGTGTGTTTGTTGTCGCAAGTGCTCGAAAAGACTTCTGTCCCGCAACGGTACTTTTTGAGCCAGACAGCCTGTCTCGGAATACTGAACCGCGCGGAACGACGGGGAAAGCAGCTACCGAAAACGCTGGAAGCCGCGCTGTTATCGGCAGTCACTGGGACTCAGGATTAAATCCGCACCCGACATTAAACCAGAGCCACAATGTCGGTGGTATCGGGATGAGTAATCAGGAAATATTTTCGCAGCGTGGTAGTGGGCTGGTATCAACTTATCGGCAAATTTCATTTAGTGAATATCGAACAGATGATATCTCATCAACTTTGAAAGCTCGTGACTGTAAAGGAGCTACTGATTTGGTGACGATTGCACTTGCCGGCAACACGATTAACCGGGCACCTGAAAATGGCGGTAATGGTAGAGGTTATCAACCTGAGATTTCTTACACACTAACAACATCAGATGTTCATTGTGTGAATTATGGCTATACCGTGCGCCGTTTAACGCCTGTGGAGTGCGAGAGACTACAGGGTTTTCCCGATAATCACACCCAAATACCGTGGAAGGGAAAGGCTGCGGCGGATTGTCCCGATGGTCATCGCTACCGGGCGATTGGGAATTCTATGGCCGTGCCAGTGATGGCATGGATAGGTGAAAGAATTTTAATACAAGTGGAGAAATAATATGAACAATGAATTTAACGAAGAATCATCATTTGCTGCATATCTTAATAACCGCTCACCACGACACACCGCAGAAATAGAATTAACCGATTTTGCGCAGAGTACGGATGGTAAAGCGGTCGCATTTGGAAAAATATTTAATGATAGTAAAAAACGTTTTAACAATGGCGATGAAATAATTACATCTCTGGTGCTAAATGCTGAAACCTATAAAACCGATGGGTATATAAAGACTCAAAATTCCATTTATAAAATAAAGGAACCAAGACAGATAGAGACAAAGGAAAGCGATATAAATAAAAGAACAATAGTAATAAATCTTATGAGGGTACTTAAAGAAACATGTAACTTAGTAAAAGAACACAATATAAATGAAATCCCCATTGAGGTAGATATCTTAGTGAAAATATTTACCGAAATAGAAACGCTCACCTCTAAGTTAGCTGAATATGAAAATAATAATTGAAGCGTCTAATGATGCCAACATTAGTGTTATTTTGGATGTAGTAAAAGGTTTCATAGAAAAGACTGATAAAACCAAAAACGATCTCTATTTCGTTCAGACGAACGAAATGGTAATAACACTCAAAGAAACGAGCGCTGGTAATATTAAAGCTCGTGCAAGTTAAGGGCAAAGTATGAAGCCATTCACCCCCCGCCCATATCAAAACCTCATTATCAACCACCAGCTCGATATCCCCCGCTCAAATATTTGGGCGGGGATGGGTATGGGCAAAACGGTAGCAACATTAACCACAATGGAAGATTTGTACATGGTGGGTATGGAAACCCAACCGACACTGGTATTAGCGCCGTTACGTGTTGCTCGGTCAACGTGGCCGGATGAGGCGGATAAGTGGAGTCACTTAAATAATATCGAAGTACAAGCGATTGTCGGTTCAGCCAAAGAACGGGCATTAGCCTTACAAAATACCAACGCCAGTGTCTTCACTACCAACTACGATAACCTCGTCTGGCTGGTGGAAACGTTAGGGGATAAATGGCCGTTCGCCACCGTCATTGCCGATGAGAGCACACGGCTCAAATCGTTCAGGTTACGCAAAGGCGGTAAGCGCGCAGCGGCATTAGCCAAGGTTGCTCACAAGCATATACACCGCTGGGTCAACTTAACCGGCACACCTGCCCCTAATGGCTTACTGGATTTATGGGGCCAAGCGTGGTTCGTCGATCAGGGTGAACGTCTAGGCCGGACGTACAGTGCCTTTACTTCGCGCTGGTTTAACAATTTCCAACGACCGGGGCAACACTGGCCCGATTTGAAACCGAAGGACTTCGCCCAGGAGCAAATTCAAACTGCACTTAACGATGTGACTATCTCACTCGATGCGGCGGACTGGTTCGATATTGAAGAACCCATTCACAACGTTATTCATATCGATCTGCCGTCCAAAGTCCATCAGCAGTATAAGGCGATGGAAAAGGAAATGTTCGTGGAGTTGGAGGGGGTTGGCATTGAAGCCCCGAACGCAGCAGCCAAGACCGTTAAATGTCTGCAAATTGCCAGCGGTGCTATCTATACCGACGAGAACGGCACTTGGCAGGAACTGCACGACGCCAAACTACAGGCATTAGACAGCATCATCTATGAATCTGCCGGAATGCCGGTACTCGTTGCCTACCATTGGAAACACGATTTAGCGCGGCTGTTAAAAGCATTCCCGAAAGGGAAGCACTTAGACGACAACCCACAAACTCTACGTGACTGGAACGCGGGAAAGATCCCTGTCATGTTCGCCCACCCCGCCAGCGCCGGACACGGGTTAAACCTGCAAGACGGCGGTAACATTCTGGTATTTTTCTCGCACTGGTGGGACTTGGAGCAGTACCAGCAAATTATTGAGCGTATCGGCCCTACCCGACAGATACAAGCCGGACACAACCGACCTGTGTTTGTTCACCATATTATCGCTGCCCGTACGATGGATGAATTGGTGATGGAGCGACGTAATTCTAAACGGGAAGTACAGGATATTTTACTGGAAGCTATGAAGAAGAGGTAAATATAGTAACAATCCGCAACAAAATTTCTGCAACACCGTTTACATAACGGTGATGTTCAATCCGAACGGTTAATAGATAATCGAGGTCAATATGGATATGAAAACCGGCATCATTAGCGATGCAGATATGGCTGAAATCACTGGCTACCAAATCCCATCTAAGCAGTGTGCAGCACTAAAAGAAGCCGGCATATTTTTTATTGTTCGCCGGGACGGGAAACCCCGAACCACATGGGAGCATTTTAATAACCCGATATCACAACGGATTAGAAATCATGCTCCTGCCCCTCAAGAACCAAACTTTGGAGCGTTAGACTAATGGGCAGAAAACGCAAAAACCCCGCAGATAACTGGATGCCCCCGCGCGTTCGACGGGGGCGATCAGCGTTTGAGTTTCAGACCTATGACAGCCGGACAATCCGCCTGTGTGAATTCTCTGCGACTCAGGCCGAAGTTTGGGTGGCATACGAAAAATTAATCGCCGATCAGAAAAATGACGAAACGCTGAACGGTCTGATTAAGGCGTTTTTCCTCTCGCCTGATTTTTCCGCACTGGCTACCGAAACCAAAAAAGATTATCGAAAATATGCAGGTAAGCTGTTACCTGTATTTGGGAACATGTTACCGGACAATATCAAACCAGAGCATATTCGCAAGTACATGGATAAGCGCGGATTAAAAGCCAAGACACAGCCTAATCGCGAGAAAAATTTTTTGTCCCGTGTATATGGCTGGGGATATGAAAGGGGAATTGTACGGAGTAACCCGTGTAAAGGTGTTCGACAATTCAAGGAAATTCCGAGGGATCGGTATATCACCGATGACGAGTACAACGCTATCTACTCCGTTGCCCCACCAGTAGTTCAGGTTGCAATGGAACTGGCCTATCTGTGTTGCGCCCGACAGGCTGACGTTCTGGCACTGACCTATGCACAGGTACGGGAAGACGGTATCTTCATTCGCCAGGGTAAAACGGGTGTTGCCCAAATCAAAGCCTGGACAGAACGGTTAGACAATGTCGTCGCGATGAGCAAAATGTTACCACTAGATAACGGGGTTAGCAGCATCTATGTACTCCACCAGCGCAAAGGCTCAAAATATACGCGTGATGGGTTTAACAGCCGCTGGAAAAAAGCCAGAGCCACCGCTATTGAAAAATTTCCAAAATTAGACTTTAACTTCACATTCCATGATCTGAAGGCGAAAGGGGTATCTGACCTTGAAGGCCCGTTGTCAGAAAAACAAAAAATCACTGGACATAAAAACATCACTCAAACGGCAAGGTACGATCGAAAAGTGAATGTTGTGCCTGTCGTTGGGGGGCAAAAAAAGTAA